TATCCAACCAATCACCAACAATTACCGTGTCGTTCTCATACCACGGGTCATTATCCAATTGTCTATTACTCAATGGTATAAGTTTCTTAGTACAACCCAATAGTAATGTCGTTCCTTTCTTTAAATGAAACTTATACTCTAACACATCATCATCCGATGGTGATAGTGGTAATGGTAGTTCCGACGCCCAATATGTTTTATCTACTTTCATATCGTTATATATGTGTACGTTTTAATTCTTCCTGCACCCTTAAATCCTTTTTTATATCTTGGTTCACTAAGATTGCTTATCTTAACACCCTCAACCTTATTTGCCGCATGAACGAAGTTACCGTTACCTAGATAAAGTCCACAGTGCCAACCACTCGGACTCAATCTACTTCTAAAAAATAAAATATCACCAATCACCAAACTATCCCTTTGTACACGAATGGTTTGGTTCCATTGTTGTTGACAGTTGTTACCAAGTTTAATACCATACACTTCACCATATAGTTTCTTAGTAAATTGTGAACAGTCGATACCTCTCTTGGTTGAACCACCTAATCGATATCTAACCCCCATCCATTCATTCACAAATGTTGAAAGTTCTTTGCTTTGTCCCGCACATGATATTGTAATTAATAACATTACAATTATCAAAATGGTTATATCTTTAAATGTTTGTTTCATTCGATTTTAGTTTATTTACAATCTTGGTCTTTAAATTGGTTTTCTTTATCCCGTCACGATTTGTGGTGGCAAAGTATTTGTCATCATCACCTGTATGTGCCATATACTTACCAATATTTAAGTCATCAATAACCACGTAGTTTGTTACGTTGTGTTCTTTGATGTACTCGCCAATCTCGGCGGCTCTCGCCATCTCCTGATTGCCTGACGCATTGAACACTTCACCGGTTACCGCAATAGGATGTTTCTTAACTCCGTTAAACTTGAAAATAGTTTCTAAGTTTGATAGACTAAAATACAATCTCCAATCAGATGACAATACAATCTCAGCGCCGGTCTCGTCCAATATTTCATTGAATACGTCAACCGCACCTTTGTCCCACGGATATGGTACGTTCAGTTCTTCCATCTCAGGATTCTTTCTCCAAAACTTAGCACGGTTCATAAAGAACTGTAAGTTGGTGGCTAAGACCCCATCAATGTCAAGAAATATTATTGATTTATCCATTCATTTCTCCAAATAATAACGCAAGGATAGTTTCAAAGGCCCATATAACAAACACACATGAACCAATATAAAAAACTAATCCTATTAAAAAATCTTTAACGTCGTCTATTTTGCTCATCGTCGGTTATGCGGGTTTTGATTATTTCTAGCGGTTAATTTATTTAATATTGCCAAAATAATAAAAATACTTACAACTACGGCTATTTTATATCCCATAATTTTTTTCTTAGTTCTTTAATTCTTTTTCTTTTATCTGAGTATATGTCACCATCTATTGGTTTATGACCATTAAGATTTGCCGCAGTTACTTCGTACTCTAGTTTTATTATCTCGCTTATTATTTCTTGGTTTGTCATATTAGTTGGCTTTAAAATAATAATGATATATCCTACAATTAGAATTTAAGTTTCTAAAATCAGGTTCTGGTGTATCTCCGTCCGTATAATCTTCTATGTGTGAGATATGTAACTCGGTAAACCTATCACAAAAATGTTCATAGGTTGCCTTACCACCTATACACCAATCAACTAAGTCGTAATTGGTGTTAAAGTCATTACGGTCATGAACCACAATTTCTCTACCGGGTAACTTGGGTAATGTTTGTGCGGTTCTATAACCAACCAACAATGAACCACCCATAGTTAATTTCTTGAAGTGCTGTAAATCTTCACTTGACCTCCAAGGTAAATCATTATTCAATCCAATGTAACCCGCTTTGTTAATTGCTATTATTCCTTTCATATTAGTTTGATAGGGGTGCTTTAATTTTTGGGTGAGATTGATAATTTACCAACTCAAAACAATCAGGTCTATAAGATAGTATCTTTTCACTAAATGTCTTTGGTCCTAAATGTTCTTTTACCTTTTCGTGCATGTACCAATTTCTTTCAGTTATTATTACCGTTGGTAATTCAAATGGTTCTCTTGTTCTTTTAGGTGTCGGTTCATAATATGGGTCGTCAAAATTAGGTAGATTGTTTGGGTTAAAAAACCTTTCCATACCAGATACCACATTGTTATTAAACCATTTATTGTATCTTTCCTCATCTGTTAAATCTCTACCGATTTGTTCTTTGGCTTGCTCAATGTGATTTTTATATAAGTGCACATCACCCAAATTACCAATCAATTCATCGGGAACCATATCAACTTCCTTCGCTATAATCTCCAATAGTAATCCATAAGAAGCAATATTAAATGGTAATCCTAAAAATGTATCCACCGAACGTTGGTTCCACATTAATGAGATTGCTCGTTTAGGTACCGGATATAATTTGTCAATTTCGTTATGGTCAACCACTTGAAAATCAAAAGGGTCAAACATTTCATATTTTTTAGAAGCCAACTCCAATCGTTCTTCTAAACTCAACTCTCTTGTATAAACTTGGAATCCGTAGTGACAAGGTGGTAAAACCATTTGGTCTAATTCCGCCACATTCCAAGCATTGACCATCAGTCGTCGACTATCAGGTTCAGTTTTTAAAGAATGAACTAATTGTAGAATCTGGTCGTACCATAATGAGCCTTTCTCATTACCCCGCATATCCATCCAACCTTGCCATTGTCTCCACTGCTTACCATATATTGGTCCTAATTCACCCCAAGTCTTTGCAAACTCACTATCGGTTTTAATTCTTTCAATGAAATCTTTCATAGGAAGTGGTTCATCTAAATCCCAATTCCAAACTCTTTCATATCTTTTATACGCATCACCATCCCAAATGTGACAGTTGTAATCCAAAAGGTATTTAATATTAGTGTCTCCTCTCAAAAACCATAAGAGTTCGGTAACCATAACATTCCACGCCATCTTCTTTGTGGTTAGTAATGGGAACCCTTCACTCATTTTGTGACGGATTTGTCTACCAAATACCGATATGGTACCCGTACCGGTTCTATCACCTTTCTCAACTCCATTATCTAAAATGTCCTGTAATAACTCTTGGTATTTAATGTCGATTGTGTTCATATCAATCCTTTTTTTAAATTATTATTATAAATAGTTTCTAAAGTTTGGGCTAATTCTAACTGACCCTTTTCACTTAGATGACCATCATTAATTACACCCTTTGTTTCATCCGATATGAGTTCAAATCCTTTTAAGGTTGTAATTTTTTTACTATTATTTGGGAATGGTGTCCAATGAATAACATTATTTTTTAATGTGCGGTTTATCAAATTAATCCAACTATCCACCTCAACAACATAGTTTTTGTTTGACCTATTGATTAAAATCTCTTCTAATGTTCTAACACTAATACTTTTATCGCCACTATCTTCACCTACACAATATGGTATATATGATTTCCAATATTCGTTTTGAACAACCATCCTAAATCTTTCATAACTGGTCCAACCAATGATGACTAAATCATCTTTTTTTATTTGATTGGCAACTTTACAAAAAGATTCAAAAATGGAATTATTACACCAACCACCAACACCGTAATTTTTTAAATCAAAGCCCAATTTTTCAGATAATATCTCACCATAAACTTTGGGGGTATAACCTTTCCATTTATGGTAGTGATAACGAAAATTAGTTTCAGCATTTTTACCACTAACAACATAACTTTCAGTGAAACTATCACCGAATGTCCATAGTGTGTTCATTTTAAAAATTTTGAGGGTTTAGACGTTGTTTATTATCCCTCTCATCTTGTTTTGAATATCTTTCTTTATGGGCGATTATTCTGTGAAAATCTTTATAAGCCGCAGGATGATAATTTTTTAAATGGTCTATACCAAAGTCGTACTCAAATAAAATCTCTTCGTATCTTCTTTCTTTAAAATCAAAACCGTCTTCCAACATTGTTTTTTCTTCAACCAATGATTCGATTTCATTTTTTAATGAATCAATCACAATTTGTAATGAATCTTGTTTACAAATATTATCGGCTGACGGTGCCTGTCTTTCGTTAAAGTCTTTAGTAAGACCCCATGATAATAAAACCGCAATAGCGACAAAAGATATCATTAATACATTATTTCTATTTTCCATAATAAGGGTTTTTTTGTGTTTGTAATCCGATTGTTAATTTTAACCATTGAAAATATAATCCCCAACCTGGTGAAAACGTATCGTCATCAAAAAATTGTTGTGGGTTATAAAAAAATACAAAGGTTGGTAATATAAACCATTCTCTTCTACCCCATCTAACAAAGTAGTCGGTATATCTTTTTGGTTCTTTATTCGTCGTCGTAGTCTCCATTTGTTCTTCTCATCAATCTATCAACCTCATCTTCCTTTTCTTTAAGTTCAACGATTCTAATGTAATAATTTTTTTTATTTGCATCTGGTTGATTAGCCTTTACATTTTTATCGAACCATTTACTAAACCAAGTTCCTTTATAGACAAGTACCTGACATCTTTCATCAAATTCATTAGCATCATCTTGACTTAACAAGTCCTCATCAACTAACTTTGATAATATGAGTTCTTTTACCTTTTGGTAATTATTCATATCTTGTTCCAACTCCAATAATTGTGAATCCATCTTATTTCTTTTTAAAGTAGTCTAATATAATGTTGAATGACCCGAGGCTAATAGCCCCGAATCCAAAATACTTATCAAGTTGTGGGTCACCACCGCTACCATACTTCTCAACCAATATCCCCGTGATTATCATCATCACGTAGATTATCTGTTTCAATGTTATTTTCATTTTCTTTTAATTTTGATAAACACTTATATAAACAGTGTACCTCCTCCATAGAGTATAAGCTGTTATTTAACCCATATCTAAACGCAACCTCAATTATCTTAATTGCATGTTCGTTATCCAACGAATCGACAAACTCATCAAATTGTTTTTGATTGTCAAATTCAATTAAACCTCCAAATATATTTTCCATATTTAAAATATATTAAATTATTTTGAGAAAATCAAATAATTATTAGTATGTCAGTTCATATTAATAACAAAACATTCTCAGCCGAGTATCTTTCAGAACCTAACGACATTCGTCAGGGTATGATGGGTAGAGACTCATTAGAGGGATGTATGGTGTTTAAAATGGGGAAAGGTCATCATTCATTTTGGATGAAAGATTGTATCATTCCCCTTGACATTGTCTTTGTCCTTAATAACCGAATCAACCGCATCCATCCAAACTGTGAACCCGCTTCAGGTAGAATCAATCCACCACGTTACACCGGTATAGGTGACCATGTGATTGAATTTCCCGCAGGTGCAACCGAAGGATGGAAAGTCGGCGATAGGGTTGCTATGTATTTGGGAACTCCTCAGAACCCTGTTCGATAGTTACTTCTTCCGAGTACGGTTCGATATTTGAGAAATCATATTTTACTTTTGGCTTAGTCTTTTGGAATACCCAAAAATATGAATGGTACTTACGAGCGTGTTCTTGTTTAGTCCATTTAGTTCCGAAACTATTTATACGTAAATTGGCCACCAATACAAAAAGGTCTTTAGGATAGAAACCTAACTCCATGGCCATATTCATCACCATTGAGTGTGTAAAGTGATTACGTCCACCTGACACGGTGTCTTGACACTTGAATACCACATAACCGTTCTTCTCCGTGATTCTATATAATTCTTTTAGAGTGTTGTAGTAATTTCTCATTAAGTGACCATAAGTTTGGTAACCCTCATAACGTTTTGCGATTATTGAGCTACCCTCCACATTATCACGATACGATTTACCTGCAATAACAAATGGCGGGTCGTACATTACACTCTTCATTGAGCCGTCCTCAAACGGTAAATTCTCTGAACTCGCTTCAATGATAGTATCGTTTTTAGGAAATAAATCCGATTTTAATTTGGGTGGTGGTAAGTTTTTCCAAAAATTACCTGTAGAATACGTACAGTCGAGGTCAAATTGTTCGATTCCGTACAATTCCATGATGCTTTTGATGACATCATCATTAGTGTTGTAGACACTTTTAATCGGTTTAAAGTCTTTTTCCATTGATTTTGTGATATTATTTTCGTATACTTTTAACAAATATAGATAATAAAAACAATAAACAAAAATATTTATAAAAAAAACTACAATACTATGGGATGTGGAATCTATAAGATAGTTAATTTATTGGATAATAAAGTCTATATAGGTAGCTCAATCAGCATAGAAAAACGTGAATATAAACATTTTTGGATGTTAAATAGAGGTACTCACGATAATAATCACTTACAAAATTCATTCAATAGGGACGGTAAAGACAATTTCAAGTTTACCATTGTTGAAGAATGTGATGTAAATAAATTAATTGAACGTGAGAATTACTTTATTAATGAATATGAATCTAATAACTCTAATTATGGTTACAATTTAGCTAAAGTTAATGATTTTAGACGAAACACATTTAATGATGAGGTAAAAGTTAAAATATCGAAACATTACTTGACTAAGAATGGTAATTTTACTATTTTTTCATTAACTAATATTATCACCGAAGAAGTGCATATTTTTGACAGTTTGGTCGACGGGGCTAATTATCTTATTGATAATGGTTTTGCCAAAGGTAATCCAAGAAATGTTAGAATTAAACTTTCAAGTTCATTAAGAGGTGTGGTGGTTAATAATGGTAAAAAGAATAACGGGTCAATAAGAAAAACTTGTTATAAACATAATTTTAAAATAATAAACTAACTTAAACAATAAAATCATGGGAGGATGTGGCTGTAAAAAAAACAACGCACAACCGGCACCTCAGCCGGCAACAATTAGAATAAATGAAGTACCAACACCGGCACCAACTTCGATACCGGGAGTACCTCAACAGTAAAAAGTATCGGGATAATCTCCCGATATATTTTTATCAAGAACTTATATAAATATATATAGATATGAAGAATGTAACTAAACTAACAAGTGTCAATGTACTTGAGGAAGTTTATAATAAGTTCAAAGTCAATGTCATTAATGAAGAGATTAATCTACAGAAATTAGTGAATAGGTCTTTGGATTTATATAACAGTGACGAATCATTTAAAAAGAAAATAAATGACCACGATAAACTAACCACATCAGGAACTAAATTTTAACATGAAGAAAAAGATATTATTATTGTCCGACGATATGAGAATGACTAGTGGTATTGCCACAATGTCAAAAGAATTCGTATTAGGGACTGTGGATAAGTTTGATTGGGTACAATTGGGTGCTGCGATTAAACATCCCGAGATTGGAAAGATTGTTGATTTAAACGACGATATAAGAAAGAGGACCGGTGTGAAAGATGCTAGTGTTAAAATTATCCCTAACAATGGTTATGGTGACATTGGGACACTGAGAAGTATCATAAAAGAAGAGAAGATTGATGCAATTCTTCACTTCACCGACCCACACTATTGGCAGTGGTTATATGATGCTGAACATGAAATCAGACAACATACACCAATCTTGTTCTATCACATTTGGGATAACTTACCTGACCCAATCTATAATAGAGATTACTACGAAAGTTGTGACTGGTTAGGTTGTATCTCTAAACAAACTTACGGTATTGTACATCGTGTTGGTAAAATGAATGATAGCTCAACCTACAAACCATTGGAAGATTGGCAAATTAGTTATGTACCTCATGGTATTAATCCTGATATGTTTAAACCCGTTGAAAGGGTTGGTGATGATGTTCATAATTTTATCCACGGTGATAAAAAATACGACTTTGTTCTATTCTATAACAATAGAAACATCCGTCGTAAACAACCGTCAGATGTGATGTTATCATATAAGTTGTTCTGTGATAGTTTACCAAAAGAGAAATCAAATAAGTGTTTGTTATTAATGCACACAACGGCAATCGATGAGAATGGTACGGATTTAATTACGGTGAAGAAACACCTTTGTCCTGACTATGATGTTAAGTTTACCAATTTAAAATTAGAACAGGATAAACTTAACGAATTCTACAATGCGGTTGATTGCACAATTAACATCGCAAACAACGAAGGGTTTGGTTTAACCACCGCCGAAAGTATCATGTCAGGTACACCTATCATTGTTAATGTTACCGGCGGTTTACAAGACCAATGTGGATTTATCCATACTGCCGATGATTATATTGAGATTGGTTCGTTACATAATAAAGAGAAACACGATTTTTCATTACACGGTGAGTGGGTTATCCCTGTTTGGTCAGCATCACAAAACTTAAATGGTTCAGTACCAACACCTTACATCTACGAAGATAGAATTAACTTGGGTGATGTGGCTTACGCCATTGGTCAAATGTATTCATTGGGCAGTAAGAAAAGAAAAGCCAATGGACAAAAAGGAAGAGAGTGGGCGATTAAAAACATCTCATCAAAAGTGATGTGCGATTCAATGGTTAAAGGTATTGAAACCACATTAGAAAATTTTACACCTAAACAAAGATTTAATTTATATAAGATAGTATGAGTAAACCAACATTATTATTTAGAGGGCCGGTTAAGACAAGAAGTGGATACGGAGCACATTCAAGAGACTTATTAGAGTCATTACATAAGATGGATTTGTTTGATATCAAGATAGATAGTTGTGGTTGGGGGAATACTCCAATGACCGCTTTAGATGAAAACAACCTATACCATCAATGGATTGAAAGTAACATAGCGTCTACATTAACATCGATACCTGACATTTATATTCAAGTGACTGTACCCAATGAGTTTAGAAGAATGGGTAAGTTTAATATTGGTATAACTGCCGGTATTGAAACGACCATGGCTCCAAAGGAATGGGTCGACGGTTGTAATAAAATGGATTTGATTATCGCAACCTCCACATTCTCGAGAGATGTATTGTTGTCAACGGTATACAATGAAAACGAAAAGAATACAGGTAAGTTGGTTAAACAACATAAGATAGAAAAACCTATTGAGGTCTTGTTCGAGGGAGTGGATACAAATATCTATAACGATAAACAAGACGATAATTTTAATTTGGACATCAAAGAGGACTTCGCGTTCTTGTTTGTTGGTCACTGGTTAAAAGGTGACACGGGTCAAGATAGAAAAGATGTGGGTATGTTAATCAAAACATTTGCAACTGCATTTAAAGATGCCGATGACAAACCCGCATTAGTATTAAAAACATCATCAGCGGGATTCTCGGTTAAAGAACGTGAGGTATTTGCTAAACGTATTAAAGACCTTGTTCAAGGTATTGAAAACCCACCATCTATTTATTTATTGTTTGGTGAACTTACTGATAATGAAATGAATAGTCTTTACAATCACCCTAAAATTAAGTCTATGGTTTCAATAACCAAAGGTGAAGGGTTTGGTAGACCTTTGTTAGAGTTTACGATGACGGGTAAACCAGTTATCGCATCCAATTGGTCGGGTCATAAAGACTTTTTACCTATGGATAAAGCTATCATGATTGGTGGTGCACTGACTGAGGTACATGATAGTGCGGTTGATTCATTTATCCTTAAAGGTTCTAAATGGTTTACCGCAAATTATAATGAGTTCATGTCTGTCATAAAATTAGTTAAAGAAGGTTATGATACTTTCTTAGAAAGGTCTGAAGCGTTAAAAGACATTAACAAAGAATCTTCTTCAATGGAGCAGATGACAGCGAAGTTTCAGGAAATACTTAAACCGCACACCACGGTACCCGAGAAAGTGAAAATGAACTTACCTAAACTAACCAAAATAAACTAACCATGAACGGATTTAAGTTTTTCAATAAGAGACCACAATTATTATTTGCGAATCATGCACTAAGATTACAACCACATCTTTTTGAAAATGTGGAGTATTGTTTTCAATTTGACGATGATGAACCCGTATCCTTTGCTGATGGCACTAACGAACTTAGTATAAGAGTTAGTGGGGGTCCTGATGGTCATATAACATTTACCGATAATAATAAAAATTTTACTATATTTGCCAGAGAAAGACAATGAGAGAATATAAATTTTTTCATGGGTTTGACCGTAAAAGAAGAGTTACTTGGATAATTGATGAGGAGGGTTATCGAGATGAGAATCTTTTAGATGACCTAACTGAAGAATTTCAAAGAGTCATTGATGCTGAGATTATTAGTCAAATAACAAGGAGAGTTAATGGGGGTGGTCAAGATAACGCACAGTACTTAAATCATTATATAAATATGGGAGGAGGTAATCGTGCATAGATGTGATTGGCATATGTGGCAACCCGAAGGATGGGAATTCTGTTGGAGATGTGAAGAATTAACTAAAAAAGAAAATTTAAAAAAATATGAGAATAAGTTTCGCGATAACAGTTTGCAACGAGTTGGAGGAAATCAAGAGATTGGTACCATTCATTCTGGAGAACAAGAGACCTCAGGACGAGATAGTGGTTCTTTATGATAATAAGAATGGAAATCCTGAGATATTAGATTTTCTATTACCTTACAACATTAAACCACACGTACAGACTTGGAGAGGTTTCGACTTTGAAGATAACTTTGCTGATTGGAAAAATAAGTTAAGTGATTACTGCGAAGGTGATTACATATTCCAATTAGATGCTGACGAGATGATTAGTAAGTATATGGTGAAAAATATCAATGTAATGATTGGAATGAATCCCGATATTGATTTGATTTTCTTACCGAGAATTAACACCGTTGATGGGTTAACTGAAGAACACGTTCAAAAATGGAATTGGAATGTTAATGAGAAAGGTTATGTAAATCATCCTGACTACCAAGGTAGGATATACAAATCAGGTTTAAAATGGTTTGGTAAGGTTCACGAGAGGATTGTGGGTTTTAGCAAATACTCACTATTACCTGAGGATGATAAGGATTATTCAATCATTCACCATAAGACTATAGATAAACAAGAGAAACAAAACAACTATTATAGCACACTATGAGCAAAATAGAATTTATCATACCAACGTATGAAAGAACAGACCACCTAATGTGTACAATTAATTCAATTGTTTCACAGAGAAGTGACAAATGGAAAATACATGTTGTTGCAGATTGTCCACCTGAGGGTACATTAGACAGAATAATGGATTACTTTAAGGGTGATGAAAGAATTAAGTTTACCATATTACCCGAACGATACAACGACTGGGGACACACCCCAAGAAATTATGGTGTTGAACACGCTACCGAGGATTGGGTGGTTATGACGGGTGAGGACAATTACTACATGCCAGTGTTTGTTGATAACTTTTTATCCGCAGTCACACCAAGAGTTGGGTTTGTTTTTTGTAATATGGTTCACAATTGGACAAATTTTCAGTATTATCATATAGATTCTAAACCTGAGTGGGGTAAAATCGATATTGGTAATTTTATGATTAGAAGAAAAATTGCACAACAAATGAAATTAGACACTCAACACGCACAATCAGATGGGAAATATGTGGAGGAGTTTAAGGTGAGATTTCCTGACGAAAAAATAATAAAGATTGATAAAATATTATACGTACACAATTAATATGCACGTTACCGCAGAACAAAACGCAAGAAGATTCTTTGACACATATGTCAATAATAAAAATGGTGATTTCTTAGAAATCGGTTCCTACTTAAGTAGTTTCAATATACGGTCGTTAGCTCCGAATGGTTCTAACTATGTTGGTGTAGACTTAGGTTCAGGACCCGGTGTTGACATTGTATTAACTGACCCATATAAATTACCATTTGAGGATAACTCATTTGACTTTGTTGTTAGTTCATCTTGTTTTGAACACAGTGAATTCTTTTGGTTAACCTATATGGAAGTTATGAGAGTCTTAAAACCTACGGGATTATTTTACTTGAATGCACCATCAAATGGTGACTTCCATAGATTCCCTGTTGACTGTTGGAGATTCTTCCCTGATAGTGGTAATGCTCTTTCCAATTGGTCAAGACATAATGGTATGAATACCGCTGTGATTGAACAGTATACAAGTGGTCATGGTAATGATATCTGGTCTGATTATGTTTCAATATTCATTAAAGATGTAGATACAATTAGTAACTATCCAAATAGGATTACAACTAACTTTAACGATTATACAAATGGTTCAGTTTACCCACACAACACATTATTAAACAAAAAATCATGGTAGATAAATTATACACGATGCGTGACCAAACTTATACAAAAGGTTTGGAAGATTTAATTGAATATGTTAAACAACACGGAGACACTAAGAAGATGAGCATGATTGAGATTGGTTCTTACGCTGGAGAGTCTACACAAATGTTTGCCAATGAATTTAAATCAGTTATCGCTATTGACCCATTCATTAATGATTATGACCCAAATGATATAACATGCAAGTACATGGAATTAGA